AGTTAGTTTAAAATTTTGTGAAACGAACGTGAATATAGACCCATTTTTATTAGGTTATTGGTTAGGTAGCGATGTTTTTAGTGAAAAATTTGACGAAACAAATATAATTAATGTCCTAAAAGAATATGGACTGACGTGTAACTCTAAACATATACCTAAGGAATATAAATGTAACTCGACTAACATTCGTTTAAAATTGCTTGCAGGAATAGTTGATAGTAATCGAATAAAAACGCAGTTAAAATACGTAAAAATTAAACAAATAAGTAAGTTACTCGCAGAAGATATTTTATGGCTAATTCGTTCATTAGGTCTTACCGGAAAAATAAAGCATGAGACTACAAGAAATAACACAAATCATAATAAATGTTATAATGTTATAATTACAAATAAATCACTTGAAAAAATCTTAATACTATTAAGTGATATTTCTACAGACTGTGAAAAATATAGTAAAACCATAATGACAAAATTTAAAGTAATACCATTAGAAGAGGACGTGTATTACGGTTTCCAAATAGATGGAAATTCTAGATTTTTACTGGGCGATTTTACTGTTACACATAATACGTCATTAGCAAAGAGAGGGTTATCTAATTGTTTAAAAGACGATAAAGGTGTGAGCAGGCCATTTGCTATGATACAGATGGGTGGCGATAGTAATGGTAGCACATTACACGGTCACAACTACACTTATGTCGGTTCAACATGGGGGTCAATTGTTCAAATTTTAATAGATAAAAAATGTATGAACCCAATTATATTTATTGATGAAGTGGACAAAATTAGTCGCACTGAGCATGGTAAAGAAATTGTAGGAATATTAACACATTTATTAGATCCAGCACAAAATGATTGTTTTCAAGATAAATATTTTACAGGAATTGACTTAGATTTATCAAAGGCATTATTTATTTTGTCTTATAATGATGTAGATGCAATAGATAAAATTCTTTTAGATCGTGTTCATAGAATTAAATTTAGTAATCTCTCTTTAGAAGATAAATTAATTATTTGTAACACACATATCTTACCAGAAGTTTATAAAAAAATGGGTTTAGAAGATATTATCTATTTCGACGATGAGGTATTGAAATTTATAATAGGAGAATATACAGCTGAGTCTGGAGTAAGAAAATTAAAGGAAATTTTGTTTGAGATTGTTGGAGAGATAAATTTAGATATATTAAAAAATAACTTTAAAGATTTTGAAATACCATTAAAAATAACGATTAGTGATGTAAAAAATAAATATTTTAAAGACAAAAAAGAAATCATAATTAGACAGGCTCCTAAAACTAGTATTGTTGGTTATGCTAATGGTATGTATGCAACATCATTAGGTACAGGTGGAACTCTTCCTATTCACGCAAAGTTTTTTCCTTCAGAACAATTTTTAGAGCTTAAATTAACTGGATTACAACAGGATGTTATGCGCGAAAGTATGCATGTTTCTTTAACCGTTGCATGGAATTTAACAAGTGAAGAGAAGCAAAAAGAAATAAGAAAATTATATGATGGAAAATTTAATAAATTTGGTATTAATGTTCATCCAGGTGACGGGTCAATACAGAAAGATGGACCAAGTGCAGGTGGTATAATTACAGTAGTGCTGTATAGTTTATTAAACAATATACCTATAAAAGCTAAAATGGCGATGACTGGTGAAATTCAAATGTCTGGCGATATTACAGCGATCGGAGGACTAAATTATAAAATATTGGGTTCAATTAAATCAGGAATTACAAAATTTATTTATCCAAACGAGAACAAAAAAGATTTCGAAGAATTTTATGAAAAATATAAAAATGACAATAAGTTAAACGATATTGAATTTTTTGGTGTTGATAACGTAAAAGAAGCTTTGAATTTAATGTTAGATAAGTAATTTAGTAATTTAAATTATATATATTCACAAAAGCATAAAAAAGTTATAATATATTTTACATTAGCGTAAAAAATATATTATAAATAATTATTATATGGCAAAACACGGACAAACAGGCGGTAACAATAATCCTTTTAGTTTATATAATCCTCAAGATATTATATTATTTCTATCATTTTTCTCTCCAGTCATAGTTGCCACAAGTATAACTAGTATGTCTTTTATATTTCAAAACTTTAATGGACTAATTTATTTAGGGTTTTTGTTGGCTAGTTGCGTTATTAGACATTTTCTATATTTTTTTATGGGCATTGATACACTACAACAGGCAAATGATAATACAGTATGTTCTGCAGTACAGTATTCGAAGTATGGGAATGCATCATATAGTGCATTTGTATTTGCATTTACATTAATGTATATTTCATTTCCAATGTTTACGAATGGTGCGCCGAATTTTTGGATATTTTCAGTGTTTATAATATATTTTTTTATAGATATTTTCGTAAAATATGCTAATCAATGTATAAAAAATACGGTAGATATTCTTTTTAGTATTATTTTAGGGTTAGGACTGTCAGCAGGATTTGTTTGTGCGATGTATTACGGAGGATCGGCTAAGTATTTGATTTTTAATGAGGTTTCTAGTAATAAAGATATTTGTTACCAACCTAAGAAGCAGACATTTCGATGCAGTATGTATAAAAATGGCCAGCTAATAAGTGGCAGTAATGTTTAAAATATAATTTTTTAGTGGTTTTTTGTTTTTTTCTTTTTTTTGTTTTTTTTCTTTTCAACATGTTCATCTAAAAATTGTTTAATATGAGTTTCTCTCTTATCTTCTTCAACAACTTGTTCTTCTTCTGTAACAACCTTATCTTCTTCTTTATCTTCAACGAGAGGTTCTTCTTCTTTATCTTCAACGAGAGGTTCTTCTTCTTTATCTTCAACAACTTGTTCTTCTTCAATAACTTGTTCTTCTGTAACAACTTGTTCTTCTTCAATAACAGGTTCTTCTGTAACAGCTTCTTCTTCAATAACAGGTTCTTCTGCAACAACCTTATCTTCAATACATTTTATGTCATTTTCATCAAAACATACAATAACATTTTCAGATAATTCATTACTGCTATTATTGCTGTTATTTTGTTGTATAAGTTCGCTATTAAGGTTTAATGTTATTTCCGCATCTTCTTTAATAGCTATATTATTTGTAGTTGGACTAGGAGTAAAAAAAGCCCAAATGTTAGCAATAAACCAAGCTTTAAAATCTTTAACAACAAATTGACGCTGAAACGTTTCGGCCAGAAGCTTCATGTTTCCTTTAGTATTATATGCTAAAATAAAATTATTAATAATTTGTATTAATTTATATCTTTTATAAACGTTTATATTTGCATAATTAAATAAAGGTTTCTTTTTTTTTGCATTTACATAATTGTGAAATAAATAAAAAGTGTTTTTAAAATCGCGTTTTGTTTTTAAATTTTCAATTTTTAGTTTTGCTAAAAATAAACTTGCGTCATTTGAGCACTCAGGGCAAGGTAAAAATTTACAAATTCTAACAATAATATTAAACAACTGTTTTGAAATATATGGATAAGCATTTTCATTTACCTTTTCTATTAAAGTATGAAATAAGTTCCATATAGCAGGCCCCCAAACTTCAGGCGGAGACATAATTAAAATTACTCAACATAAAAAATATAAAGATAATACACAAACTATATTATTATTGTTATGAATATGATTATTACTGATAAATATAGCATAGAAGGAGACATTGATTTTTATAGCGAATTATATAAATCCCTAGATGTAGAAGAAAACGAACATAAAACGATTGAGGATTTAAATATGTGTCTAATTACAAATGCACCTTTAGAAAACAACCATATTCAACTAATATGTGGTCACAAATTTAATTATATTCCACTTTATTTTGACATAAGAAATCATAAACAAAAGTTTAATAGTTTAGAAGGAACAACAAATAGACTAGCCGTAAATGAAATAAGATGTCCTTATTGTAGAAATAAGCAAAATGGTTTATTACCTTACTATGAAAATATGGGAATAGAAAAAACACATGGAGTTAACTATATAGATCCAGATCATAAAAATACATCAAAATATTATAATAACTATACTGACTATAACTATTGTCAATTTTTATCGGTTAATCCAAACTATAACCCTGATGGTGATAATCCTGAAGAAACAAATGCAACAAATTGCGGAAATTGTAAATATTACAAATGTTTTATGCCAGGATACAAGATTATAGGAAATAACTTTGGCGATGATAAGTATTACTGTTACGCACATAAAAAACAAGTAATAAAAATGTGTAAACAAACTATAGCATTACACGCTAAAGAAGAAGCGACAAAAGCGAAAAAAGAGGCAAAAGAACAGGCAATTAAGGCAAAACAAGAGGCAAAACAAGAGGCAAAAGAACAGGCCGCGAAAGTAAAACAAGAAGCAAAAGAGCAATCGGTATTAAAAAAGAAGCAAGATGTCAAAGACAAGAAAAAAAATACTAACACTAAAGAAAATAAGGTGTTGGCTCCTATTAACATTACTTTTGACGTAAGTATGTCAGAAATTCAATATTGCCAATATATATTAAAATCAGGTCCCAATAAAGGAAACCTATGTTGCCACATGGCACTCAAAGAAAATTTATGTAAAAAGCATTTTAATTTACAAAATAAAATTTTGTCGACAGTTAATGAAATGTTATCTACAATAAATATTACATTTAATCCAAGTATGTCAGAAATCCAATATTGCCAATATATATTAAAATCGGGTCCCAATAAAGGAAACCAATGTTCTGAAACGCAAATAAACGGAGAACTATGTAAAAAACATGTAAATTTACAAAATAAAATAAATAATAAAACAACAATATAAATATTTATATAATATAATTTATATTAATGGAAACAAAAGAACAATTAGTTACCAACATTAAAGAGTGGATAAAAATAGAGTCGGACATAGACGATTTAAAAAAACAAATAAAAGATAAAAATAATAAAAAAAAGGTTTTAACAGAAAATTTAGTTACTGTAATGAAGACAAATAAAATAGATTGTTTTGATATAAATGGTGGGTCTTTGGTTTATAAAACAAGTAAAATAAAAAAACCTATAAATGGTAAAAGTTTGTTAACAGCTTTACAAAAATACTACAAAGACGATGTCAAAACCGCCGAAGATTTAACAAAACATATATTAGATAGTAGAGAAGAAAAAATTAAAGAAACAATAAAACATAAAATAGATAAATAAAAATAAGTTAAATAAACGATTATAATATAATTATAAAAGGTATTATGGATAACGAACATTATTCACCAGTAAAACCAAATTTTTATAATTATATTTCGAAAGGGTTAGAAAAAAATATTGATAAACTAATAAGACAATTTGTCATAAATAAATTAGACATTGAAACAATACAGATTTGTGCTTACAATGTAAATAACGAAGGTGTATATCCTTTTCTACAGTTTTTATTAGTAGATGATACGTATTTAACGTTTCCGCATATTCCACTGAGTTGGAATGAAATAAATACAAAACAAATAATAGAACTAGTTACTCTTTTATTATTTAGTTTAACACTTACAGATAGTTTAGAAAGCTTTTCAGAAAAACTACATGTAGATGGTTTTTGTGTATTCAAAGATACATTATGTATTTTTATAGATTTGACAGATAACAAGTTAAATCTAAACGATATATATTTAAACAGTCCGTGTAGATTTGTATTAATTGACGAAATTGTAAATCGAAAACATATGTGTAATATGAAAATATCATATGACGTTACAGATTTTTTTAAATATAATTATGATTATTGCGTATTGACAAATGAAAATGGTGATACTTATGAAACGCCTATTGTAAGTTATGCAGGAAGACCAGAAAATATGCTGAATTTTACTTATGTATTTGGAGTATCAAAAAAAGATAAAAGTGCTATTTTAGGTCCATACCATTATTTTACTGATTTTAATGGAGCTATTAGAGAGAGCTCATATAATGATTGCCTCAGTATAAAATTAGAATCTGATAAACGTATAAAAAGCGGTGTTGTTCGGTTCGCAGTATTTACCAAAAATATAAAATATATAGAAAATTTACCAAATGATCCGACAGATACGTCTGAAACAAAATCACAACGACTAGTAGATGATAAATTAGATACTTTTATGGAACGACTAACTATGAGAATTTCTGATCACGACGGTAAATGGTCAGAAACTTATGATAGCTGTTATTTAGGTGAAATTCAGTTAGACAACGGAATAGTTATGAAAAACGCCAACTTACTGGCTGTAAAAGAATATATTCAACAAGTACCATTAAGTTACCATTATGTTGACAAGACGTTCTTAGGAGATAAATACGACGAAAATAGAGAGTATAAAATAATGTAAAGCTGTAAAAATCAATTTAGAATATATTATTGTATTAAATAATCTTAAATAATAATATAATTATGAACACTATTACTTTATTAGGAATTTCAGCCATTTTTTTTTATAGCATAATACAAATTTTAAAATTTTATGGAATTGGTGAAGATATATATGGTATGTATATTTCATTTTATATTTTTCTGTTAATATCTATTTTTGTTTTGCCGAATGGTGAAAATCTTTAAGTTATTTTTTAATACAATAAAAAATTGAATTAAAGAATTAGTATTAAATTAGAACATAAAGAAATAAAAAAGATGGAAAAACGCTTAAACAAAAAGGTTGATACTTATATTTCAGGGTTTAAAGATAATGTTAGAGAGAAAGCTACGCAACTAGATTTAGTTGCAAATGAAAAAGTAAACCAACTTATTCAATATATTTATGATTATGAAAGATTATGTTTTACTAAAGAAGATTTTCAGAAACGCAAACGTGTGAAAAATTTTGTGCCGATATTTGATAGATGTTGCGCTAAAAGAGCAACAAACGAGCAATGTACTAGAAGAAAAAAAGACGGGAACGAATATTGTGGGACGCATATAAAAGGTACACCACACGGAATAATTGATGAACAAAATGACGTTAAAGTTAACACACAAAAAATCGACGTATGGGCGCAAGATATCCAGGGAATAATTTATTATATTGATAAATTTAACAACGTGTATCAGTTAGAAGATATTGTAGGAAATAAAAAAAATCCTAAGGTGATAGCAAAGTATTTAAAAAATGGAGAAAATTATAGCATTCCAGAATTTAACATATAATTATTATGAAAATGCCAAATATTATGAAAATGGTAAACTCTATTATTATAAATTAAAATAATAAAATATTTTTTGTTTGTTTTATTATTTTATTTTCGTTTGGTAAATGTAATTATGGATAATGATATTCAAATAATTTTCGGCTGTATAGGCATAAGTATAAAAACAATACACGACGTAAACGGACTAACCGTTTCAAGAGATGTATTATTAGATGATAATATGTATGAAGAAATTAAAAAACTTATACCCGAACTTAAAAAAAAATATAGTTCATCGTTTTTGAATAGTCTTCAAAAAAACGCTGAACAAATGCAAAAATGGCCACTGTTAAATTTGGTACGCCAAGTATTAAATAAACATGGGTATAAAATGGAACCATTCAGGAAAGCGGATGGTTATACTCTTGATGGTATAAAAAAATATAAAAGGTTTTTTATTATAAAAAATAAATCTTAAACCTTTTAACATTTCAAACGCCGATTAATATTTTTATAAAAATTTGTAAAAATAATATAAAGAGTATTTATAATTATTAAATAGACAATAATGATAATAAATGGGGTTGTTCTCCAACCAGAAATGGTTGTTTAGCAGTGATATGTGAGACCAGAAGTCAAACA